CGTAAGCTTGTAATATACACAAAATAGTATCCATATCCTTATTGAATTTTAAACAGATAAAAGAGGGAGGGGATATACCCCTCCTTCTCTTAATATCTGAGGTAACTAACTATTAGTCAGTTCCTGCGTCTAGATCAAGTTGCTCCATTTCGAAGTTAACATCGAAGGCATCACAGAATCTTGCCCACCACTCTAATACAGAATCAGTAGTTACAGCAGCCGCAGCAGCAGTTGCTGTTCCTAATAAAGTAGTATCACCTACATCTACAGCAATAATTAATCTCTTACTAGAGATAATTGGTTGCTCAGCAGATGAATGCCCACCATCAGTATAATCAACGATTATCTGACCATAGTAAGCAGTAGTTTGCGTAGTACCAGTACCTACAAAGAAATCTTGGCCAGAAACTGGCTGATCAGTAAGTGTAGCACTTGAATAAGGTTTATGCTTTCTAGAAGCATCAATTTCCATTTTTTGGATACCAACACCATAACCTTCAGGTTGAACTAAAGCTTGACTAGTAGTTACAGTACCATTACAATCTAAATTACAACTTAACCCAACATAGAAATCTGTCATGTAAGCAGGGAAATAGTTATAATTAGGATTAGCAGAAGGATTAACTTGTCCAGCACCTGTTATTACTAAAGACCAAGTAGAATCAGCATAAGCTTCTCCAGTTGCTTTAGGTAATACTTGAATATCTTCCCCACCCGCAGCAGCAGTAAATGTGTCGTGTGGCCAAGGACGATCTAAAGTAATAGTCGAAGCAGTAGCACTTGTAAATATTGCATCAATTCTAAAGTAATCACTAGCAGCAGCAGTAAATGTACCTAACCCAACACTATCACCACCAATAAAGTCACCAACTACAACATCAGTACCTCCACCATAATCAAGATCACCATCACATGTAATAACCTTAGAACCCTTAGTAAATGTCCAAGCTACATCATTATCATAATCAGTAGTAGTTAAAATAGTACTACTATTTCTTACTTCTGCACTTAAAATAGATTTAGCTGTACCATTATTCATTCCTGAATCATTATCATTATTAAGTTGTTCAGCAAGTCCCATAAGAGCATCCCATGTAGCTCCATCAGGACATCCACAAGCAGTACCACAACATCTAGTTACATAAGAATAGGTCTTAACCATATCTTGATAACCATATGTTTTAGCAATTTCTGGAGATTCATATCTCACTTTTAAACAATATTCAGTTTCACAGTCGATATCTGCAACACCATCAATTGTTACAACTTTTGCTGTACCAGCTGCACCCACTTGATAACGAACAGATCTAACATTTCTCACAGGTATAGGACTACTCTTTTTAAGAGCATTATTCCCATCTGCGTCTGTATACTTAATAGCCCAAGTTATAGCTCTAGCCATAGGACCTGCAGCCGTTGCTGCAATCTCTGATGTTCCTACCAATAAATTGGAGTCAGCATCATAAGCATATAATTCACCAGCAGTCCCAGAACCCGCAAATGTAGCAACATTGGCATCTTGTGCCATAACGTTATCTACAAAAGGTACCAAGACATCGGTTGTCATATTTCTTGTACTCATTTTTTTTTAATTTTTATTTGTTATTTATTCATTTAATTGAGTTTTCAGCATTTTCATCTGAAAATTTGGGTGGTCTAAATCACCCGACGCTATCATAACGGCTAAATCCACAATCTCATGATGTGTATGTTCAGCTAACTCACAATTTGTCAGAAGTGCAGCTGTAACACCGTTAGGAAGCGTATAACTTAATCCCCCATTATCAATTCCACCTCCCCATGATATACGAACAGGATGTCTTAAATAATCGAGTCTTAAATCGGTCAAAGTAAACGTACCATCGGAATATCCTAAAACAGTCCCAAAAGTACATGATGTAGAGTTAGTTCCCATAAAAACAATAGGAACTTCTTCCCATTCAAAAGAAGGAGAATAAAAAGGATCATCTAAAAATTCATTTAAATCATCATGTTGTACTTGCACAGCAGATACCGCTTGTTTATCCCCACATCCTTCTTTATTCAAATCTATCCTACTTCTTATATAAAACATATAATTAATAGGTAAACAAGCTTCAAAAGTATTTATATCTGCAAGAGAAGTAGCAAAGGGAATAATAGTTCCTTTTACTACTAACTCTCTCAGATCATCTATTCTTTTTTGGCTAGTTTCAAAACCTTTACGTTTGGAGTTAGAAATACCATAGCGTTGTTTTATAAAAATATTTTGAGCCTCATTTAGATACCAGTCTATTTCAGGGACAATTAAATTTTCATAATCTTGACTATCAACTTTGTTAAGTTTAAGCTTAACTTCATAATGCATTTCTTGTACATCCATTATTTAGATTTTTTCGACTTGCTCTTTTTTTTAGATTTAGGAGTTGATTTCTCAACTAGTTTTTCAACTAGTTCTTCTTCAACTTCTTTAACTACATTATTATAAGAAGGTGTTCTTGATTCAAGATCACTTTTCAATTTAACTAATAACTCTTGTTTCATAGGATCTAATAAAACTTCAACAGTATTATCAAAGTCAAAACCAAGTTGCTGATCATTATATAGATAAGCAGCATTTTTTCTTCTTAATATACCAGTTCTTTCTAGATCAAATATAAGAGCTCTAATTTTAATTTCTTCAGGTGTTAATGTTGCAGTCTTCATAAACTCTATAGGATCATTATCTACAATTTCAAAAAGTTTTGTATAAATAAAATCTCTAGAAGAGTTCTCTACAAATTTACCATATATCTTTAATAAATCTTCTTTCTTTTCAGATGATAATTTATTAAATAATTCTATAGCTTTTGCTTTAAATTCTACTACATTAGCTTCCTTCTCTAATTCTTGTGCTTCATTATAAATAACATATTTAGCTTGAGGCCATTTTCCTCCATCAATTTCTCTTTGTGAATTACCTACAAACTTACTAGCTTGTAATAATTTAACTTGGAGTTCTTGTAAAGGGATACTTATATTAAATATCATAGTTTGGTCTTTTAGTTTTATTCTAAAAGAATCCCAGTATTCAGAAGAAGAACTAAGATCAGCTCCTAAAGCTGATCCTAGTCTTGTTTCATCATCTGTATCCAAACCTGTAGCCATTTTACCAATTTTATTATCATATAACGCCATCAAGACATCAGATGTATCTTGAAATTTAGAACGGCCTAATTCATTTAAACCATGCCATTTCTTTCTTACAATAGGTTTTACATAAACCAAAGTTTGTTTACTCATCATTTTTATTTTAAGTTAGATTAATTTTCTTGAAGAATTAATTCTCCACATCGAGTAACGTCATCAATTTGAACACCACATTGATCGTGAACGATCATAGTGTACGAATCTTTAGCATTACTCATTAACCCACCTTGATTTGGTCCATAAGGAGTTTGTAAACCAGAAACATATCCTAGTTTATAACCATTTTTCTTATGAACGTATTTGATATTACCCATACCGTCACCACCTCCAAAGTCAAGGAAAGTAAATCTCATTGACTCTATAGGAACTTGTAACTGTGTGTGCATTTTTAAATTAATTTCTCTATCATCATAAACAGGATTATGTCTTAATGTTAAAGAAATTCCATTTGGTCCATTATATTTAACGAACTGTCCACCAAATTCTAAACTACTTCCACTACCTCCAACAAACTTACTATCTGTAGTTAAGAAAGGAGCAGATGCATTCATCATTGCTTGGTGAAATGCTAACATACCATATTCACCTGTAAAGGCTACAATATTTCTGTTAGACATATCTACTCTACCAAAGAAAATATCCAATAAATATTCACGGATTAAACTCTCAGTTAGTGTAGAATAATAGTGAATGTGAGAATCTTCTAACAATTCCTGAACTCCAGGACCTGTTCTAGCCATTCTTCCATTCGCTCCAGGTACAGTACTATTAGATCTTCCGTACCATAGAGATCTTTCTTTTTCTTTGTGCCATTGGATCCAATACTCAGCTTCAGCATATTTTAACCATTTATAGTCTTTATATGTTTTACCTTCTGCATCCATTAACGCAACTACTAATGCTTGATTAGCAGCATCACCCGTAACTGAATATTCTTTTCTTAATGTAGATAAAGAAGATTTCAGTTTCATAGGCATTGCATATGTAGTAGAACCAGACTGGTCACCACCTTCTTCATAAATAGAGAAGTATTTAGTCCATTGTGTTCCTACATTCATATAACTAGGCTCTAAAAACATACTATTGTCATCAGTTACTAGTCTTAAGAAATATATATATCCATCACCATCAGCGATAGGTTCTCTTTGTACTCTACAAAGATATTTCTTATCTGGTGTAACAACATCTCCAGGTTTCCACCAGTCTTCGTCAACTTTGATTCTGAACTCAGTACCAGCAATACCAGGATTAGTAGTATTACCTGCAGCAGCTGTAGCTCCTGATTCAAAGTTTTCTATTATTACTAAAGGACGAGATGATGATCCCATCAATTCCCATTCCCATTCAAACGATTCAATCTCGCTTAGCTTGCCCATACCTTTAGTCATCGCTGTCAAAGGATTATCTGCTAATCTAGAAGCAGTAAATACTCTAGTTAGGACCTTATCAAATTTATGAGGTTCAGCCATAAAAGCAGACCCCAGGTGATTCATTTCAGTAAAGTTAGCATGCCAAGGACGAGTCATCGTTACTAATTTTGATTGTGCTCTTGCCATCTTTTTTAAATTTAAATTTATTAATTAATAATTATTTACAAATCCCAAGAACTACTAGATTTTGAACTAGTAGTCTTTTTGTTTCCTCCAAACATAGCTTTAGTATCCGTCATAGTTTTCTTATTCTGGAGACTATTTCTAAGTTTAGAGCTAAATGCGGTAACTGATTTTTTATTTGCACTAGACATATCATAGTCAGTCATTCGCAGATAAGCTTTTAAAATAAATTCATCTATATCATTAGATGTTTTCATTTCATCAGCTTGAAATTGAGTTACATATTGTATACCACCGCTAGGATCATTAATCTTAACAGCAGGTACAGTCATATAGGATAACAAGTCTTTTTTAGCTTTTCTAGATAAAGGAACACCTTTTATCTCTTCAGAATTTGCTATTGTATCTTGTATATTAGACACTACTTCAGCCCTTACACGCTCTTTTTCTTGAGCAGCATAAACTTGTTTATCAGCAAATTCTTGTTTTTGTTTATCTTGATAATCAACAAGTTTGTTCTTCGCTAATCCAGCTTTCTTAGCTAATATACCATTATCCTCATATAACTCAATATTTTCTTTAATCTCTTGATCAGAATCTCCTCTTAATTTCATAAACTCTCCTAATACATATTTTTGATTATTAGCATTCTTTAAATCAACTTTATCGAATCCTACTTGTGAATATGCACTAACAAAATTACCCACATCACCACCATTAATAAGATGCTTTAAAAGCGCCCTACCTTCTCCAGTTAATGTGTTTTGAAATAAATCAAGTTCTTCTTTAACTCTACTATCAATTGTAGATTCGACAGCATTTATTAATCCTTTTTCAGAAGGTTCAAAATCTTCATCAATATCTATTATCTCTTTCTCTTGTAGCATACTAGCAAAAATAGCTACAGGATCATTATTAATATTATCATCTGATGTAGATTCCCCTTCAACTTGACCTGGATCAAAGTCAGAGATTTCTTCAGATACTTCTTCTTTTACTTCTGGAAGATCTAATTCTGGTTCCTTAACAGGAACAGGATCATTTTTTTCTTCCAAATTACCTAATTTAGTATCTGTTTGTTCTTTTTCTTTTGATATAGTTTCTTCTTTAGTCTCTGTTCCAAAATCGATAATAGGATCAGCACTAGTTGATTCTGCCATATCAAAAGCATTTTCAAAATTCGTTGCGTCATCAATATCCCACATAGTATTTACACTTGTAGAATTTGATACGTCTTTTACTTCTTTTTTAGTTTCACTCATAATTAATGGTATTACAAATATAATTTATTTTTAGTTAATATCATAACAAACTTTGTTATATTTTCAAAGTTTTGTCTATATTATAGCAAAAATAATACTTTTTTATATATTTCACAACTTATTTTACTTTTATTTTAAAATTTTACTTTTCTATCATTTATTTCATACTCTTCATAGACATTGGATTGCTACTTGAGTATGAAACTTTATCACTTTTACTAATACCTAAACTCTTTTCAACTTCATTTGGTTCAGTCATATCCATTTCAATATTTTTTACATATTCATACGCATCACCTACCCATCCAGCAACATCACCTACCCATTTAGTCCAACCATCATCTAAATAATTATTTGCTAAATAAGTTCTAGTATTATCTATATTTCCGTCTGCATCTCTAATTTCAACTTCACTTAAACTTACTGGATAAGCTCTATATCCTTCAAAGGACATAGTTTTTCCTTCAGCCCATGGATTAAGATCTATTCCTTTAAAATATTGTCCAGCATCTAATCCTTCTTCTTTTAATCTGTTATACTTATTAAGTCCATCTCCTATTTTATTTGTAATTTTATCCAAAAATCCTACATCTTCATCTGGATGAGGATGGACATGGTTTCCTTCATCATATGATGGTACTTCTCCACCTTCTTCAAATAAACCTAAAAACTTTTTCTTTTTAGAAAATGGATTTAAAGTAAATCCTGATCTTTCAGCAGAAATTTCAACTTCATCTATATCAATATTATAATATGTATATCCCATAACATTAGGAAATTTTGTATCAATATTATAATTTGAAACTGCGTCATTAACAGCATTAACATAATCTACAGAATTATTCTTAAGAAAATGCATAACATAATCTCTAGACATTGCTTTACCTGGAGCATTATGCATTAATGTAGTTAAATTAATTAATTCTGATTCATTTAAATCTGGATACATTTTAGCTATTTTATGATAATTATCAATAGATAAAGCTAAAGATGATGTAAACTGTTGCTGAGGTCCTTGAAATCCATCACTATCTGAATAAAATTTATCTCTCATATATCTACCTCTCTCACTTAAATTTTTCTGCTGGTATTCTCCTTTACTTTGTTTTTGATTTACAAATGCATGTTTTTGTTCAAAAGGATTTAATTTATTTTCCCTATCTATATATTTCATAAAGGCATTTTTACTTTCAAATATATCTGAATATGAAAGTCCTAAAATATTATCCATAGTCCGATAATCCCCACCACTTAAATTTACATAATCTACAACTTCTTGAGCGACTATTTTATCATTTATAATACCATCATTATATAAAACTTCTTTCCAAGAGATATCATCACCATCAAAAAGAAAACCATCATGATATTGTACTTCTCTCATCTTTTTTTGTAAATCACCAGGATGTGCAGCATCTAATATACCCATTATTGTTTTAGCTGTACTTCTA